AGGATTTATGGTATTAATACCTAAAAATCTCCATCTACTATTAGCCCTTCTGTTACCACCTTGATTTACGTTTTGTCTATAATTATCTATAAAATTAGCTACACTATATACTCTGTTTGGTACAAATTCATAAAAATAATCTGTAGCTTTGTTAGCTGGTGACCCATAAACATCTTGTGGTGTTGAAACTTCTGGATAATCTACTAATTTATCTGAAAACGAATAAGATTTTGGATAATTTTCTTCATCAGTATATTCCCTTATATTGGGTACCAAATATCTACCACTTCTTACCTCACCCCCTGTACCATCAAAAGATATCCTAAATCTATATTTTGCTCTAGTAGGTATCCCTACTTTTGGGTCATCAGATATTATTTGTTGACCATATTCATTAGTCACTATAAAATCTAAGTTCATAGGTAACTGTGTTACCCAAGCACCATTACCATCAATTACCTTTCCACCATTATCTAAATTAAATCTTTCTAATTTAGGTGTACAACCATCTTCTTCTTTTAATATGGTGTGTCTAATAGCTTCAATAGTACCAGTACCAGTAGTTAAATTACATAATTGTCCTTGTTCTTTAGATGGTACTCCACTTATAGAAACATAATTATTATCATCATCAGTAATTATTGAACCAATAAATGTAGAACTAGGTATTATTTCTATACCAGAATCTCTTAAATCAAAATCTACTCTAGTTATACCAATCCCACACAAATCCTCATCACCCCAAAATGGAACTACTTGTATTGCCTTATTTTGTAAAACTATTTGTGGTAACGTATCCAAATTTTCAGAACTTTTAAATTCCAAAGCACTTTCAAATCTAGATGCACTGACACCTTGTCTAATAAATTGATAAGGTCTCATAGAATAACAACCAATATCACTAACATCTATACTTGTATGAATTGTTTGGTTTCCCAAAGGTACACCCCACAACATATAATCACCACTTTCATTAGTTTTTGTAGTATATTTGTAATATTTTTCAAAAACCTCTAATATAACTGGGTTATTTATAACTTCTTTTGCTGTAAAAAAGTTACCAGTCGCTTTATGATTACAACTTTCAGATTCTTTAGGTAATAAATTATATCTATACCCATCTTCATTTTTATCTGTAACTTTACGATATGGATATAATTGAGAAATTACCTCATCTTCAGCATCTTCATCTGTTATTGGTACAAAAATAGATATTTTAGCGTTAGGTATTCCAAATCCACCATTTGCTTGAGCACGACCAACTATGACACCATAATCTGCACAGGTTCTAGAATAAACCTCAGACTTAATTATCTTTAAACTTAATATTTCTAATTGGTCAAAGTCTTGTTCTAAGTTAACAAAAATATTTTTGTCTTGATTAGGTTCAGCTTTAATCCTATATGATTTAGGCATATGGCATTCTTTATAAAATAAATAGTTATTAGCTTAAAATCAAATTTACTTAGATAATTAAATATGTAAACTAATTAAGATACTGTTGTTTGATTTGTTGATTTAACTCTAACCAAAACATCTTTAGTTGGATATCTTACTTGAAAGGATTGTGTTGGTTGTGCGAATATAACTCCGTCAATTAATTCTATTTGTTTAGTCGTATCATCAATATATCTTTGTGATACTTCATTACTTGAATATTCTCCCCCAACTTTATTGTATATTCTTAAGTCAATTAAGTTTTTTACTCCGTCTTGTGCTCCCAAATCTTTAATTAATTCACCAACAAATACATCGGTACCCATTTCCCTGTTTCTAGGAGCAAAAAATTCATTAGTTGTGTTAATCACATTTGTTATTATAACACCACTATTAAATGATGGGTCAATCAATAAATCAATTTCTAATGATAAATCAATAACTTCCGCTGGTTCAATAGTAATGTAATCATTTAACATTCTATAATCTGATAAGTACTCACTAATATTGTTCATTAATGTAGTACTAACATTTGATGTTAATGAACCATCGGTATTGTATGATAGTAATTTAACCATAACTTTATTTTCTACTTCCATAACACCAGATTTAGCTGGTGCACCAAAAATAGAAGGCATTGTGTCCATTAAAACTTTATAATCTGAAAGAGTAACCGCTCTTTTTTGTGAAGCGAAATTAAAACCAATATAATTTCTAATTTCTTCTACAGTTGGTTGGTTATTTCCACCTATAGCAGCTGTAACATTATTAACACTCAAAGACTCAGTAACTGACCTATTTATATTGATGTTTGGACCATTTAAAACAAAATCTATAGTACCAAAAGTATTTAGTGTATTTGGACCTATATTTGTAGCTTTTCCACCACCAACTCTATATTGAATAAATAATGTTGTGTTAGCTCTAGGTGAACTACCCAAAGAAAAATTATTCATATACCTACTTAAATCCATTGTAAACCCTTGGGTTGTAAAATCATCTAATGTAGTTTGTGAACTACTAGTTCCACCACCTAAAGTTAAATAAAAGAAACCTTCTGGTGTGTATTCTGTAGTGAATCTTTGATTTACAGTTTGCCATTTACCTACTTTTACACCAGGTAAATCTGATTGTTTAGTTGTATCTATAACAAAAACTTTATCTTGTGCTAAAGCATCAACTTCATACCATTTATTTTGTGAAGTTAAAAATTCAGTAGCTTTTGGAACTGCTTGTATATTAGTCCCATCTTTTTGAATTACTCCAGTTACACCTAAAATATTTTTCTCTGGTAAAAATATTTTTAAAAACGGTAACACATCATTATTTGTTATAACTCGTTTAAAAACTTTGTAATTCCGTTTATTACAACTTCTCGTTTTGTTATTGTATAACTAACAATATTACCATTATTGTTAAAATTAGGCACTTTTGTTCTGTTTGGGAAACCAGTAGCATCAAATGGTACTGAAAAGTCAATATCGTGTATATTTTCAAATACTTGTCCCGCACCTTTTATTTGTGAACCTCTTCTAAGTGTACCCAAATATCTAAAATCTTCTTTATCACCACCACCAGAAGTTTGTAAAACTGGTACTGTAATACTAAAGTCACAAACAGACACTGAAGGTCTATTACCAGGTATCTTTAAACCATAGGTTCTAGCAATGTTAAATAATGATGACCTTTGATTTGCATATTGTAAAACTGTCTCTTGTAAACTTCTATCTATATGATAATGTAAGTTATCAGCAATAGCCGCATTCAAATCAAGAAAAACAGAAAAGAGTGACGCATCATTAGCGTTTTGAATTAAGTCTGGATATTGGTCTTGTACATAGTTTAATAGTTCTCCCCTTAAACTAACAAAATCTCTTTCAGAATAAGATATTTTATTATTTGCCATTATTAAATATTAATTATTACAAAGTCTCGTGTTTCAAAAGCATCACTGTTTATAGTATAGTCTAACCTTACTTTAGCTGTATGTTCTTTAGTACCTTGACCTGCAACTCTATAAACACGAGGGTCATTATCAGCTACTACCGTACCTGGTAATTCTTCAGCTTCCAAAGCACTTGTAACTTCAATATTGGTTAATTTTAAATTAGGTATATATTTTATTACTTGTTCTCTAATTTCAGCTTCTATAGAAGCAAAAGAAGGAGCATCTAATGGTTCAAAAATATATTCATATAAAGAAGTACCAAAATCTGGTAAAAAGTACCTACTTCCTTTTCTAGTTAATAACAAATGAATTAAATCAGCTTTAATTTCTTGTTCGGGGGTTTCTGTCATTTTTAAGTAATCCCCAAATACACTATCCTGAAAAGGAAAATCAATTCCAAATGTTTCTCTTTCTGCCATGACTTTTATTTATAAATATTAACTTTTGTAAATCTAAACTGTAAGGGTCAAAACTTCTTTATTATATAAATGTGGTTTGCATGAAAAACCGTAGTTTTCTGCTATTTCAGCAACTACGGATTTAATAACTTTACTATCTCCTGTTATTATTTGTACTTCTTTTGTGTCGTACAATTTTTGGTCATATAAAAAACTATCTACAATTTCGGGGGCTTCATCTATCTTATAACCTTTAAGATTTAACGTATACATCTTCTCTTAACTCTTTATTAAATTTTTGATGTGGTGGCCAGTATGGACAATGTACACACTTACCACCACAACAAGAACCTTTTTTTATATGGTATTTTTCTGTTAACACCATTTTATTATTGTCATCCAAATAAAAATCTTCTTTATCGAACTTTAAACACATATTATAAATATTAACCTTCGCAACTAACGCATTCCTGCATCGCATTATTAGCTATATCACCTCTTAAAACACTCTCTGTTCTAACATAATATAAAGTTTTTATTCCTTGTTTCCAAGCTTCTAAATGAACTTGGTTAATCCATTTTGGTGTCGCTTCTTTTGGAAACGCAAGATTTAATGATACTGATTGGTCAATAAATTGTTGTCTTACACCAGCTTGTCTAACTAATTCTAATTGATTTATTTCTTTGAATGTTTTAAAAACTTCTTTAACTGGTACAAAATCTAAATGTGAATTACTTTTTTCATCAATATGTGTTATCTTATTGTTCATATAACCCCAATCGTCCAATTCTTTTATGTCTTGAACTGAACCACCATCACTTAATATTTTATCCCAAGTTTCTTTGTTATTAATACCAATCTTTCTAAATATTTTTTCTAGTTCTTTATTTTTTCTAATAAAAGTTCCTTTCGCACTCTGTTCCGTATAAACATTAGCTGGAATAGGTTCAATACCACTTGAAACACCCCCAGCTAATTTTGAATTTGATACCGTTGGTGCAACAGCTCTTAGATGTGTATTTCTCATCCCAGTACCAACACACCATAAAGGTTCTCCATATTCTGTAGCCAAATCTCTAGAAGCTTGTTCAGATTCAGTTTGAATTTGACCAAAAATTCTTCTAGTCTCAAATTGAGCTGGTAACCCCTCAAATGGAATTCCTTTTTGTTGTAAATAAGTATGCCAACCAAGAACACCTAAACCTAAAGCTCTACCTTTTTCTGCTGAACGAACTGAGTTCTCAAATCCTTTTCTATATTTTGCCTTTTGTATAAATTCTTCAAGAACACCATCCAAGAACCAAGTAGCTGTGTAAATTAAATCAGTATCTTTCCATTCATCATATTTTGATAAATTTAATGAACTAAGACAACAAACAAATGAATGTGATTCATCTGTATGTAAAACAATTTCTGAACAAATGTTTGTCATAAATACTTTAAGACCATTTTTCTTGTAAGATTCTGGGTTCTGTTTATTAACATTCCCCTTATACATAATATAAGGTTCACCGGTTTGTCTACGTTTTTTAAGTAAATTAGCCCATTTTTTTCTAGATTCTTTATCACCAGCCTCAAGTTTTCTCATAAACTTATCACCTATTACAGCACATTGATGAAGATTCAAAGATTGACGATTAACATCACCTTTAGGTTCTCTAATTTCTAACCACTCATCAAAATCACCGTGTTCTATATTAACATTTACTGATGCTGCTCCTCTTCTTACTGCACCTTGATTAGTTGCAAGAATTGTAGAATCATATATTTTACAAAATGGAACAATACCATCACTAGTACCATTATCAGTAATAGATGAACCAGCTGGTCTGATTTGGTTGATTCCAATACCAACACCACCACCATGTTTTGCCAATAACATCATTTCAAGATTTTTAGTACCAATATCTACAATTGAATCTGCAACATCAATACCAAAACAAGAAATAGGTAGTCCTCTTTCAGTTCCTGTGTTAGATAAAACTGGTGTAGCTAAACATAACCACCCTTTCCAAATGTAATCAAAAAATTTAGTAGTTAATTGTGGTTTACCTAACCTTTTAGCTACTGTAGTAGCAACTCTCCAATACGCATCCTTTGGTTTCTCACCTGGAAGTAAATAACCATTAGAAATTGTTTGTATATATACGTGTGTGTTTGCCCAACTTGGGAAGTCCACGTCAACTTCCCAACCTAAATGTTCTGCATAATTTTTCATATTTAATTTA